TTGATATCCTAACCATGTAAGGGCTTGGGAAATCTTGGTTCAACCCCATGGCAAAACAAACTCGAACATAGATCTGGCAGTTTTTACGACCTTTTGCATTACAGTGGGACTCGGTACGGACTCTGCTTTGCACTCCTTAGAGGATGGCTACTGTTAGGCCTACCTTCTATATGAGTTTCCAGCAGAAATGGGGCCTTAAGCCCCATTTCTTTTTACAACCTCTTAGAAGTCGTATCGTTCAACCATCACGGTTTTTAGCATAATGCTAATCGGTGTCATTTCTTCACCGCCGAGCACCGACTTAACAATACTTGGGCTGAATCCGGATACCAATGCAGCACCTACCTTGTTGTAGGTCACTGGGCTATTTCCTGCTCGGCCATTTAGATTCCAAAACACAATCTGTGGCATTTTGTAACCTGCAGCAGCAAATTCTTGCTCAATCATTTCCATGGCACTAACACTGACACCTGTTCGAGATGCTCCAGTTGACACACATGAATCAAACTCCATGTCCGACAGGATCAGTAGCTTGCTAGGCATTTCGCTCTGCGGAACACCGTGCTTAACACCTGCCGAAAGCACCAGCTTAAACACTGCTTGAATGTTTGTGCTCATGCCCCAGTCTGCAGACTGCATCTGACTGTAACGCTCCTTTAAGGAGCCTGACACCTTTTGTAGTTTTGGGGTCGCACTAAAAGTGACGAACTGATCCTTAAATGAACCGCCAAGGCGTTCCGACAAATAAAGTCCAAGTGAGATTGCTACATCCATAGCAGTTACACTACCAGACACAGCCACACCACCCATTGAACCCGATACATCAACAATCGGTAGAATGTTTTCATCAGATCCTTCGAGGTAATTCGGCAGTGCTGCCCATTGTGCGTTTGCCACAACTTCGTCACCGTTGTTCAACGAGCGGATAACATCATATGGATACGCAACACTTGCGTTGATCTTTGCCTCACCAGTTACCAGCTTAGCCTTATAGTCGCCGTATCCTGCTGGATCGTGCTTCAAGAAAGCCTTTTGGTAGCGGCCTGCTGCAACCGAAGGTACATGCGGATACACAATACCGGTCCAGTCACGGGCACACATCTTTTGCTCGACGGTGTTGGACAATCCCACAATCAGCTTACGATATCCCTTAGGGGACATCTTCATGTAGGCACGAATCTTATTTGCATCCTTGCCCTGCCGCGGCATCCACTTTGCACACAGACCGTCATTTGTTTCTTGCAAAGCAAATGCGATCATACGAAGCGCATCGCGTTCCAATGGAGTTCCAAAGGTCATTAGCAGATCGTCCCAGCGACCGAGTTCGGGTACTTTAACCAGCAGTCGGGCTGCGAGATCCGGGTTTGCACCGACCAGGTATCCGAATAACTTACGGAAAGTATCACGCTCACCGGCGCCGCCGCGAGCATCTCTTGCCCATTCGATTACACGAACTGCAACTTCCGGGTCTTCGACCAATGCAGCCGAGAAGGTTGCAGTAATGTCCTTACCACGGCTTGCGCCGGCGAGAAAGAATAAATCAGTATTCTTGTTTAGACTCGAGGCATTTGTAACTGCGCCGTTAGCAGTTGTTGACGAGGCGTTTACAGCCTCAAAAAGTGTATTAGACATATATTATCTCCCAGAATTAGTGTTAAAATTTGCTGTATAAATTCTTTAAAAACATAGTATATAACAGTTTACATACTATGTCAACAGATAAATATGCGGTAATAATAAAATGTGAGATATTTTATTACTACCTAAACACAACTAATAAGGAACATCAGTTATGTCTGCGAATATTTATCCATCTGTTATTCACTCCATTTACCAAATTACAAACCTTGTCAATAACAAAATCTATATCGGTAAAACGAAACAACTACCAAGAAAACGGTGGAGTGATCATAAAACCCGTTCTCAAAATCCTCACCTAAAACATTCTATAAATAAATACGGAATTGATAGCTTTAAGTTTGAGGTTATTGTCCAGACTCTTTCTTTTACTGATTGCAACTACATAGAAACACATCTAATAAAAGAATACAACACCACTAACCCAAGTATTGGTTACAATATGAGGCTGGGTGGCGATGGTGGCGAACATACACCCGAATCCCGATTAAGAATGTCTATTGCAGGAAAAGGAAAGAAAAAATCCGAATCCTGTAAACAAAACATGCGTAAACCTAAATCCGATGAGCACAGAGAAAATATTTCTAAAGGTATGAGTAAATGTAAGAGAGCTAAATCAAAAAGATATTTAGTAATTGACACATTTACAAATGAATCTCAAAACTTATCAATATTAGAATTCTGTGAAAAATATAACAAGAGACTCGATTGTGTTAGACCACGTGTCTCACAGAATAAACCATACAAACATTGGAATTTTATTTTAGTTTAGAAAGGTTCTTTCCTAACATGCGCAGTAAAATATCCCCATTCCATCTGCATGGTAACTGCATTCCAGGTACAGCTTATATTCTGTGGCTTGTTTACTTTAGGTACTGGATCTGGTCCGTTTCCGTCTTTAACGGGCAATAATAAATTCCATGGCATACTGGACACTACATAAGTTACACGTTTTGTGGTTGTTCCAGTCTCATAAAAGCGACCATCAAGGAATTTCAAATCCTTGTCAATGTGTTCTCTTTTATATATCCAAACATCCTGTTCACTGCCAAGAAATAATTCCAATTTCGATTTTGGATTGGCTGTTATAAGGTATATGCGTCCGATTCTAAAGTATCGTTCATCTCTATGCCGAGCAGCTTCAACATAACAATCAGTAAGCAAATTCCTCTCTTCTGTAGAAATAGTATGTGTCACATCATACATCTGCGCGAAGGTAGACGAAGCTACCATTAACAAAGAACAGAAGACAATATTCTTATTCATCGGAAATAAACTCTTCTAAAATTTCTGCAGCTTCGAAATCAGATCCTTTTAGCTTAAAAATTTCGTTAGTTATTTCGGATTTCTGTTCGGCGGAGAGCCCGTGTTTTCCTAATGCAATCATTAAACCCTGCAATGCATTAAGCACCGAGCTATGATTATTTGTCATTTTGTGTTTTCCTTTTAACAGAATCAGTTCTTTATTAACCAATGTCCTACCATTAGACGACTACTATGTTTCCATAGTAGGCAGGAATCGAACCTGCACAATCGGTTTGAGTTAAGTTTTATTTGCGGTATTGATTCTTCTATCCTAACTAACTGCAAGGAGAAAATATATCAGATTCGTTTTTGACGAGTTTTTGCTTTCCCCTTCAGAAAGGTTCTTAGTCAATCTACCGAAGTAGGTATAACTAATAATCATGGTTTTATTATAGGCTGCAACGAATCTTTATGCTTAAAAATGTAGTATACTATTATTTCTTTTATGTGTCAACTACATTCAAAATTAAAACTAGGTGATCGTAATTGGTTATTTTATTGTCTGGTCGATATACTGGAAATTACCCCGACCACATCACCGATCGTCGGTGCCCGATTTCGTACTTGTTTCTGCCACGAACAACATATCGACTTCTGCCGCATATCCAATCCGTAAACGTCTAATATTGCTATTAGATATAGCCCGGCGGGGCCGCTGTCTTTGGTAGTTAGTGCTTTTTTTGAGTTGCTGTAATCACCTATCAAACTTTATTATATAGCGACACTATTACAATGTCAACTAAAAACAGAGTGGTGTAAGGAACACATAATCTAAGAAGAATACATGCTATACGGCCTTACCCGCAGATCGAACCTTTTACATCGTTCTAGGATGTGCGTTAGTGCGGTTCTGGTTTCCCAGTAACATCGAAATAGCTTCAACGAGTTTCCTCTCCACTTTTTCTTCAACACCAACAAACAGTTACCTTTCGGTATAGTTGGTTTGCTGTATCCACTCTTTTTATATAACAAGCCTTATTATATAGTGTGTTTACTTATCAGGTCAACCTGAATCTATTGCAGAAACAGTTTAAAATATTGTCTTAAGAGTTGCGTTTACCCATTAAAACAGAATCACGAATTCCACCCTTCTTGTGAAGTTTATCAAGTTTTGCACTCATTACCGATAACTCTTCACCATACTCTTTGAAGTATATGTCCTTAGCATTGACTGACATACCTTTTGTCGGTACCATCAAATTCTGAAATAGAAGAGTAACAGTTGCATATGTCTGTTCGTCCTGACTCAATGGTCTGGCTTCATCGGCTGCGACTCGATTACTAGAGTCAACTGACATCTGAGCTCTCGTAAGTTCTGCAACTTTAGCCTGTGCCAATTTCAAAGCAGGAGACGAATTCCATATTGCAGGAAATTCAAACGATGCAACTTCTTTATCGTTTTGATCATAAACTGCGTATCTCTTCTCATCTGGCAACACAGTTTGATACGGGCGCTTTGTGGCTTCTGTCATTTGTGCGGTGTCTCGAATATGCGATAATTCTTTTGTTATAAAATCCATTCCGCGTTTCACAAGACGCTTATAATCTCTGGATTTTTCTTTTTCGGGAAACAAATCACTTATCTGATGTTTCTTAAGACCTTGTATTAAAAGTCGCTGGGCTCGAATGCGTGTTTGTTCTGAGTCTGGAAATTTTGCAACAGCAGGTAGAGAATTTGTAAGTGAGTTAAGAACTTCTGCAAACCGTGCATTGATCTCGGCTGGTTGGGCAGTATATGACATCTTATTACTACCTGGTTTACCCTTTTCATCGCGGTACGCCTTATTACGAGGAGTTTCGTAGCGAGTGCTCTGGTTGGCTTTGTAGTCAGACTTTACATCATCTAATGCGTGACGCAATTCGTGTACTATTACAGATTTCATATCATTTGTTGATAGATAATCTGAATTGAAAACCAATGTTTTGTTATGGTTGTACCAAAGTCCGCCAGGGGAATTGGCACCCGGGATCGGTGTCTCTTCCGATGCTATGTTGCTGCTGACTTGAGATAAACCGTAGTCTGACTGTATAGTCAGGTTTATGTTATCAAGCCCCTCGAGCGGAGTATTGAACAAATTTCCTAATTTTCCAATACGTACAATCTCGGCATCTTCGTCGTCTGGTTCATAGTCGAGGTCTTGGTCTGCGTATTGTTGAAGATAGTCGTAGATTGTTTTACCAAGAGAGATGATTGCTCGATCTTCTTCTGTAGTTTCTTTAAG